CTACTGGAGCTATAGCAGGATGCGATATAAATAAATCTAATACTAATAAAAAGTATGATGGTGAGTTTGATGTTGGTGTAAATTACACCAAATACAACTTGAAGAAGCACTAAAGAGTGGTAAATTTATATTTCATAAAGTTGGTGATGAAGTTCATGTGTTAGAGGACATAAATACTTTTGTATCATTTACAGATGATAAAAATGACGATTTTTCAAGTAACCAAAGTGTTAGAGTACTTGACCAAATTGCTAATGATATTGCAACTTTATTTAATGAAAAGTATTTAGGTAAAGTTCCGAATGATAAGGCAGGAAGAATAAGTTTCTGGAATGATGTTGTTAAACACCATAAAGAATTAGAGAATATAAGGGCAATAGAAGATTTTAAAACTGATGATGTTAGTGTAGAGCTTGGAAATGATAAGAAAACTGTCATAGTATCTGATGCTGTTAAGGTTATAAATGCTATGAGTAAGCTTTATATGACTGTTTCAGTTAGTTAAGAGAGGAGTGTGATATATGTTTCAGCAAATAAAAGCAAGAGATACAATAAGTGCATCTAAGGCAGAATGCTATGTTACTATCGAGGGTAAAAGATATAATTTTATGCAAGCTATTAACTTAGAAGCTAAGATGGAAAAAAATAAAAGTGAAGTTCCTATCTTAGGTAGCACTACAAAAGGGAATAAAAGTACTGGAAGCAAATACACAGGAAGTGCAACATTTCACTACAATACTTCTATATTTAGAGAGCTTCTTTATAGGTACAAAGAGACTGGTGAAGATATTTATTTTGATATACAGGTAACAAATGAAGACCCAACGAGTTCAGCTGGACGTCAAACTATAATACTTAAGGATTGCAACATGGACAGTGGAATTATAGTTAAATTTGATGCAGATGGTGAGTATCTTGATGAAGATATGGACTTTACATGCGAGGATTGGGAATTGGTTGAAAAGTTCAATATAATAAATGGAATGGAATAAAACACACATTTATAAATTATAGATGTGTTTTTTTATATAAAAAATTAAAATAAAAGGAGATTAGGATAATATGAGTAATTTAAGTGCTTTTTTAAGTCAAAATGCAATAAAGGTTGATAATGTAAAATATATAGCAAGTGATAGATTTTTAGACGAAGAAGGAAAGCCAGTTGAATGGGAATTAAAAGTTTTATCTTCTGAGGAAGATGAAGTATTAAGAAGAAATTGTACCAAAAGAGTAAAAGTGATTGGCAATAACGGGAAGCCAACAGGTCAATTCACAAGTGAAATTGATTATAACAGTTATGTAGCTGAATTATGTGTAGCATCTACAGTATTTCCAGATTTAAAGGATGCCGAACTCCAAAATAGTTATGGAGTGATGGGAGAAGCTCAGTTATTAAAGACAATGCTTACAGCAGGTGAGTATGTCAACTATACAGTAAAAGTTAATGAGGTTAATGGATTTGATACAACATTTGAAGATAAAGTAGAAGAAGCAAAAAACTAATTAGGGGCGGCGATTTTGATGCTAGTATCACGCATTATTGTATCCAAAAATTAAAGTGGAAACCAGGTGATTATATGGGATTAGAGATTAATGAGAGAGCATTAGCAGCCGCCTCAATACTTATTAAGATAGAGGATGAAGAGGAAGCAATGAAAGAAGCTGAAAGAGAGAGAAAGAGGGGTAGAAGAAGATAGCAAAATAAAAAAATAAATATAGAATAGGTAAAATATGTAATAATTATATGTTATAATATTTTTAGCAAGAAGATGTAATCTACAATTTATAGAGTGGAGTTCATACAAAAGATTATCCTCCCAACGTATAGAAGGGAGGTGAATATGTATGGATAATTTTTTGATTGGTGTATTAGCTAGTTTAACAGCTAGTCTAATCGGTTACATAGTTTGTCTATGTATCAAAAAAGTAAAAAGCCACTCTGTGCAAGAGAGTGACTTAGATGTTGAGCTTAAATTTTCATTTAAGTTCAAAAAAAATAAGCATTAAATTGTTTAGAACTTCACTCTACTTCCAAATAGATTGTAGTTCTTCTTGTTTTTATTATACCACAAATTGGTACAGATATTCAAAAATAATATATTTATGATATAATAAAAATGTAGAGATTTTGCAGTGTTCGATTTTTGTAATAAAATATGGTTTAACAATTGGAATACAAGGCATTGAGGGTGTGTGATAAATGTTATCAATTGCACTACTCATGGTTCACTGCAAATTTGAGAGAGGTGTGTATGTGTAGGTATTGGAAATGCTAAGTTTATTTTGGGGTTTTAGATTAACTATATGGAATGTAAATAATTTTTCGAGAGTCTCAATTTACAGAAGAAATTGGAGTTTTAGATTAACTATATGGAATGTAAATCAAATTGTCTAATCCTAATTTTTTCTTTGCATCTTCTGTTTTAGATTAACTATATGGAATGTAAATTGTAATTAAGTTAGATATGGCAAAAGAAATAGCTATGAGTTTTAGATTAACTATATGGAATGTAAATTTTAATGATTCTACAACTCTTACAGACTCAGATGATGTTTTAGATTAACTATATGGAATGTAAATGGGTGGGAGATATGGCAACTATCCACACATGAAATTGGTTTTAGATTAACTATGTGGATTCAAAATTAAATAAACAAAGAAAGCACTTACAAACATGTAGGTGCTTTTGTTATGTAAAAAAATAGAGGTGATTAAATGAATAAAGATATAGAATTTATTGCCTGTTCAATGAGGTTAAAAATTTTGATACAAGCAAGAGAAGACTTAATTGAAAATATAAATAAATATTCAACTAAGTCTTATGAAAAAAATATTGATAATTATAAAAAATTAGATATGATTTTCGAAGATGCTATAAAGTTTGAAGCTATACTCCTATCATCTTTAAAATAACACTAGATGCAACACTGCCTATAACTTTTAAAGAGGCGGAAGATGCAAAATTACCTAATTGTTTTTTAGTTTTATTCCAAACAGTGTCATCTCTTATATTGTCAAGATAATCATAACCAAAGGAGGTTATCCTCTTAACAATATAATGTTTATATAAGCATCTTTGAACACCCATTGGTGTAGCTTCAATAAAGCCAACATCCAATAATAATTGTAAATGATAAGAAATAGTTCTTTCATCATAGACATCAGTCATGAAATCACTGATAGACATTCTATCAGCATCAGATTCTTCCATTTTGATTAGAATATCTCTTATCAATTCTAAATCACGTTTCATTATATCACCATCCTTTCATAATTAATTTAGGAAGTATCTACTAATATTTCCTAAATTAATTATAGCATGGTATATTAGGGAGATTTGTTTATATTAAGAATAATATGTGGATATTTTATGTATGTAGTATATGAACTAAATAGATAATATAGTAAGCACTTACAAATATGTAGGTGCTTTTATAAAATATTTGAAATGATAGCACATTCCCGTTTTGGGAACATGGTCAAAACTCAAACTATATTACTAGTATATTAAATATGTAGTATCAAAATTAAATAAAGAAAAGGAAGCACTTACTTTTGGTAGGTGCTTTTGTTTTGCTCAAATTTGGTCGGTTGGGTAAAATAATTAGAAAAAAAGATATAGCTGAGGTAGTGTTTTACGACGCTAGCTTCAATAAAATTTTATTTGCAAAATATTCCAAAATAGCTTGACTGTAACTCGTTACAATGTTATTATTAATGTAACGAGTTACAGAAAAGAGGTGAATAAAATAGCAACTAAAAGTAGAGCAGAGTATATGAAAAATCGTCGAAAAGATAAAAGAGGTTTTAGTGTACTTTTAGACAAAGAAAAGTTAGATAAATTTGATGAAGTGTTAGAAGAGAAGAATCTAACTAAGAAAGAATGGCTAGAAGAAAAAATCGACGAGGAACTGGAACAAAAGGAATAAAAAATAAGGGTCACTCCCACCGACCAAAGTTTGAGCAACCCTTATTGACGTATACTATACATCAACTAACTATAGTATACGTCATTCCTTAAAAAATTTCAATTAAGGAGTGTAATAGTTATGAAAAATTTAATAGTAAAAGAGTTCAATGGAAGTCAAATTTATACTTTTATGTGGAAAGAAAAATCTTGTTGGATAGCTAATCAAATAGTTGGATTATTCGATTATGCTGATGTATCTAAAACAATACAGGATGCATAAAAGCAGAAGACTTTGAGATTGAACAAGAGTATGATGTATTGAAAGGAAATGAATTTAATGATTTTGTAACTACTTTAAATGTAGTCGCAAATAATATAATTAGTAATAAAGCTAGAAGTATAACTATTTTTTATGAAGATGGTTTATATGGATTTTTACAATACACAGACAAACCTATTGGTGTACAGTTTAGGAAATGGCTTAGACGAGAAGTTTTACCAGCTATTCGACAACATGGTGCATACATAACAAATAACGCTGACCCTCAAGCATTAAGAGAAAAAGCAAATGAAATAGAAAGTTTAGATACAGTTAATAAGACTATAGAAATACTAACTCCATTCTTAGATAATGCTGGAATAGATGAAAAAGCAAAATTACTTACAGCAAAGACTATCTACAAAAAGGCAGGAATAGAGTTACCTCTTGAAATAGAAGAGAAGGAACATTTCTTTGATACTGTACAAATAGCAACTAAGTTAAATGTTTATTCTAAGTCTAATAAACCTGCATTTCATGCAATAGGTGAAATTATTAAGAAGTTAGATATACAAGATAATGAAAAGTTAGTAGTACTAGAGAGTAAAAGAGGTTGGAGTGGAAGTGTCAATAAGTATTCACAGAGTGTAATAGATAAAATAAGACATTGGATAGAGGAGAATAATAGACCTACTAAGATACAAGGTGAGAAGAAGAATTTTCATGTGGTTTATAAAATTGAGTAAATTTATCAGTTGTATTAAATAATATATTTTAGTTTATTTTGGGGGGTTAATACAATGTGTGAGAATTTACTTGATATGGATAGAATAGAACTTATTAGAGAACTTGGAAGTATCTTTGAAAAAATGAGAAATGAAAATCCAGATAAATTTTATAGATTTGTAAGTTTAGTGAAAGAAGAATGTAGGAAAAAAGAAGAGAAAAATAAGTAAATAATATAAATAAAGCACTTGGATATTATGTTGTTTCAAGTGCTTTGTTTGTTAAAAAGTGGTATAATAAAAATATAGAAATCTATAAACACAAGTCGTTTTATATTAACTAAGTGGTATGTAAATCGTACAGATAGTATTGCATTAGAGGAAAGTTTAAAAGCGTTTTAGATTAACTATATGGAATGTAAATGTTTTTAAAGCTTCTTCAAGTTGTATTTGTGTATAATGTTTTAGATTAACTATATGGAATGTAAATCCAACTGAATAAACAATAATTTTATCAATTTCTTTAGTTTTAGATTAACTATATGGAATGTAAATTATTTTACAGATGAACAATTACAATTACTTCTTGAATGTTTTATATTAACTAAGTGGTATGTAAATAAAGCAAAAGATAGGAATGATAATTTTAAAACTCCAAACTTTTATATTAACAATGTGGAGAAAAACTAAATAGAAGAAAGAAGCACTTATTTTTGGTAGGTGCTTTTATTTTGCTCAAAATATTTTAAATCAATAGACTAAGTTCTTATTTTTAGATAGAATTATATTTGAATAAAGAATTTAATAGGGGAGAGTTCATTATGTGGGGAAAATTTAAAAAATTAAGTTTGTTGAAGAAAATTTTAGTGATATTTTTAATATACTTTGTTGTATTTACAGTATCAATGATGATTCATCAAGCGATACGAGATTCAAAAAATAGAGATGAAGTAAATGAAGGAAATATTACAAAAGAAAATATAATTAGCGAAAGAGAAAAAGAAGATATTTATAAACAAGAGATGCAAGCAAAAGTAGACTCTATGATACCAGAAGACTTAAAAGATAAAACAACATATTATGTTAACATATTAAACCCAACAAAAGGTGAGGGATATATAGTTAGTATTCAAGTGGAAAATTCTAGGTTTAATGATGAAAATGAGTGTAGAAACTTTACTAAAGAATTTGTAAACAATATAAAAGATATGAATGATATCCATTCAGTGAGAATAAGCTTTATTGTTGATGTGACACTCACTTATAATGTATTTTTAGATGATTGGAATAATATAAAAAATAATGTAAATTTAATTGATGATTTGGATTTCTCGTCTGGAAATTAGGTGAATACTTTATTTTAAAATTAAATCTGTTATATAGAAAGCACTTACTTTTTGGTAGGTGCTTTTGTTTTGCTCAAAATTGGTCGGTTGAGTAAAATAATTAGAAAAAATTAGTAAAAACTCTTGAAAAGTGTCGCGATACAATGTATAATTATATTATCGCGATACAGAAAAGAGGTGAAAATTATTACTGATAGCAGTAGAGCAGATTACTTCAAGCAGAGACGACAGAATAAGAAAACTTTTAGTGTTCTACTAGATAGAGAGAAAGTAGAAAAAATTGAAGAACATTTAAAAAAGCAGAACAAGACTAAAACTATTTGGCTTGAAGAAAAGATTAATGAAGAGTTAGAAAAAGAGGAATAAAAAATAAGAGACGTTCTCCCCGACCAAAGATTGAACATCCCTTATTGACGTATATTATATACACTAACTATAGTATACGTCATTCCTTAAAAAAATTCAATTAAGGAGTGTAATATTATGAAAAATGAATTAATGATGTTTGAAGAAAAGAAAGTTGAAGTACTTGAATATAATGGGCAAGTTTTATTTAATCCATATGATTGTGGAAGATGTTTAGAGTTAAGTGATAGTGCAATAAGAAATCATTTATCTAAAATGAATGATACTCAAGCTGTATTATTAAAAAATTCTAATGTCCTAGATAAGGACTTTAGAAAATTGCATAACACAGGTGAAAAGTTCTTAACAGAGAGTGGAGTATATAAGTTAATATTTAAATCTAAAAAAGAAGAAGCTGAGAGATTTCAAGATTGGATAAGTGATGAAGTACTTCCAGCCATTCGACAAACTGGTGCATACATAACAAATAATGCTGACCCAGATAAGTTGAGAGAAAAAGCAAGCGAGATTGAAAAATTACAGTTAGCTTACAATAGTACATCTATGTTAAAAGAACTATTAGATGGTGCAGGCTTTGACAATAAATCCAAACTATTAACAGCTAAAACATTATATAAGAAAGCAGGAATTGATTTACCAATAGAGATAAACGAAGAAGAACATTATTTTGATACAAAGCAAATAGCATCTAAACTGAAAATATATTCTAAGAGTAATAAACCAGCTCAGATGGCTGTTTGTGAAATTATTAAAAAGATTGATTTAGAAGAAAACGAAGTCAAAGGCGTTTGGGAAACTAATGGTTCTTGGACTGGTACTGTAAATAAATATACAAAGAGTGTAATAGATAAGGTTAGAAATTGGATAGAGGAAAATAATAGACCTGCTAAGATTGCAGGTGAAAAGAAGAATTATCATGTGGTTTATAAGATTGAGTAAATTTATCAGTTGTATTAAATAATTTAGTTTAGTTTATTTTAGTTTTGAGGGGGATTAATACAATGTGTGAGAATTTACTTAATGAATATAATTTAAAAACTGATGAAGATGTAGAATACTTTGTAAAGTTTGCTACATTATTATATAAATTAAAACAGGACAATGAAGAAAAATTTCAAGAGTATGCAGAGATATTGAGAGGTATTCTTAGGGAACAACAAGAGAGAGAAAATAAGTAAAATAATATGGATAAAGCACTTGGATATTATGTTGTTTCAAGTGCTTTATTTGGTAAAAAATGGTATAATATAGGTAGGAAATTATATTAACTAAGTGGTATGTAAAGGGAGTAGGCAAGTTTTATAAACAAATAACAGGAAGATTTTATATTAACTATGTGGTATGTAAATGCGTTTAGGAATATGACAGCATCTATTAATACGACAAGTTTTATATTAACTATGTGGACTTAAAATTAAAAATAATTCAAAAACACTTACAAATGAGTAAGTGTTTTTTTAATGAAAGGAGGTGATAATGATGTAAAAATTTTACTGATATAGTATAATAATCCTATAAATTCATTATAATAAAGGGGGATATTATGGGATTATTTAGTGGAAATGAAAGTTGTTGTATATGTGGAGAAAAAGGTAAACAAAAAATATCTGATGGTGTAATATGTTCTGAATGTTTAAAAAAATATAAAGATACATTTTCTATAGTCGAACCAACAGATGTAATTAAAAAAATATCTTCTGAGGAAATAAAAAAATCAATAAGATTAACACTTGAAAATAAAAAAAGATTTGAATCTTTTAACGCAAGTAAAAAAGTAGGAATTTATTTATTAGTAGATGAAAATAAAAAACAATTAATTATATCTGATAAAATAAGCAATTTAAATAAGAATAAGAGAGTATATGACTTTAGGGATATTATTTCATTTGAACTTTTAGAAGATGATGAATCTATAATTAAAAGTGGATTAGGTGGTGCTATTGGAGGAGGTCTTTTATTTGGCGAAACAGGAGCTATAGCTGGAAGTATATTAGGAAAGAAAAAAATAAAAACTTATGTAAATAGTTTAAAGATAAAAATTACAATTAATAATATAAAGAATTCTACAAAGTATATATATTTAATTAATTCTAAAATTTCTACAAATTCAAGTTTATATAAAGAATCTTATAATTATGCCCAAGAGATTTTATCAACTTTGTCTATAATAACAAGTTCTAAGAGTATAGAAGATAAAAAAGAGTCTATATCTAGTTCTACAGCTGATGAAATATTAAAATATAAGAATTTGTTAAATATGGAAGCTATTACACAAGAAGAATTTGATGCTAAGAAAAAAGAATTGCTAAATTTATAATATATAAGCACTTACTTAAAAATAAGTAAGTGCTTATATTATGTTAAAAAAGAAAGGAGGTTAAAAATGGCAACTATACAAACATCTATCCGAATTTTCGACGGAATGACACCTGCTTTTAGACACATGACTAATGCTATGAATATTGTATTAAGTTCATTCGAGCAATTACAAAGAACATCTAGCAATGCTATAGATGCTAATAGTATTAGAACAGCTAGAGAAGAACTAGCACGTGCAGAAGCTGGCTTTGATAGACTAGAACAACAAATAAGAGAA